TGGCCACGAGTCGCCCGACACCGATACGACGCGCAACGGATGGAAGCGCGCCGGCCGCTTCGTGCCGCTGAACCCAACCGCGCCTGCGGAAATCCAAAGTTTCCGAGTCGAAGCCCTCGTCAGTCGCCCGATGCGGCTACTCGTCGAAGAGTTCTGCGAGGCCGACAATCACCACGTTCGGCAGGGTGATGACAAGATGAAGATCGAGTTTCGCACGAAGCGCGAGGCGAGGCCGTGGATTGTTGAAAAAAAGGTGGTGAACCTCTTCGTGCAAAAGTCGGACTACACCGTCGCCCAATTCTCGAACGGCGAAGGCATCGAGGGCGAGGTCATTCGGTTCATGGCCGTGGACCGCCAGCAAGACCATTGGTGGGTTGAAATTGGGGCGTTCAGCTCCGCGACGGGGCCGACTTACAAGCAACTTTACTTCGGGCGCATCGAGACGCGGGACCAGCTCCGCCAGATGCAATTCCGTTACAAGGTGCAGGATGGATGCGTCGCTCAGGATCGCGGCTACCGCCCCGCCGACGTGGACCGCGACTGCGCGGACTTCGGGTGGCGCGGGATGCGTGGGCACGCGCGCAAAACATGGACGATGCGGGACGACGCGAGCGACAAGCTGATCAACTTCCCATTCAGCGAGCCGCGCGTGAGCGACTACCGAGGCGGGGATGTGTATTATTACGACTGGAGCGGCGACTACTTTAAGGACCTGCTGGCAAACGCGCTCGAGGCCAAGGGCGACCTCAAGTGGCTTTTACCGGCCGACGTCAATCCGCTGTATCTGGAGCATCTCAAGGGCGAGTCTAAGGTCGAGATTCGCTCGGGCGTTTGGGCCTGGCAGGAGGTCAAAAGCAACGCACCGAATCACGGCTTGGACACGTCGGCGATGATGCTCTGCATGGCCACGATTGCAAACGTGGTGCGCTACACGCCGGCGAAGGAGTAGGCTCAGACACGAAGGGACGAAACCCCTGAGTTGTCTGCGGCGCGCTGGTTCTGTGGCCTCTCCCTGACTCACGAAAAATAATTCCGAATCTTCTTGCAATGCGTGCTAGCTCGCATAGACCTAGAGCATGAAATCTACCATGACAAACGAACAAGCCGCCCAAATCATCGCCAACTACTACGCGAATAATCCGCAAGCCTTGGCCGACCGCAAAGCCCGCGCCGAAAAGATGGCCCGCGCGCATGAAGCGAACGCCACGGCCCGAAAACTCGCCCGCCGTGAGGCTGGATGCCTGAGCGGAATCTAAAGGGATACGTGAAAACTAAACATCCACTACACAAATTCAAACCGGGCCGCTATGCGTATCGCGGATTCAATATCCGCACTCGCGGATGGCACTGGGAAATCCTCGACGCAAATAGCGAGACAACCCGCGCGAAATCGCTCGTCGCGGCGGTGCGGCTTGTGGATTCATGGCACGAGAAAGGACAAGTAGAATGAACAAGCACTCCATGACGAACCAAGAAGCGAAATTCAAACTGGTGGAATACTTCGCGGACTACGGAGTCCGAATGGAGGCGGGTGCCGATTTGCTGCAAGCGGCGGAGATGGCAATTGCTGCGCTTGGTCGCGCATCGGAAGCGGAACTCGTCGCCGAAGTCATCGACTCAATGCGCGAAGCGCCAATCGACTGATGCACAAATGCCCAAAATGCGGCCACGAATGGCCCGACGACAAACGCGCGTCCGGCGGAAAAGCCCGCTGGAAAGGCACGAAGAAGAAGGATCGTTCTTCGGCGGCGCGAGCCGCCGCTCTGGCGCGTTGGAAAACCAAACCAGCCAAGCCCGGTCCGTCGAACGCTCCGGTCAGACACGAGCCGAAGAACGGAGAACACACCCAATGAGCACCGCAACCGATAAGGCATGGGAACGCTTCAAAACAAACATGGCCCCTCTAAATATAGACCCAGCGTCGAGCGAACTCGCCTCGTGCGAACCGCAGGCCCAGTCGGCTCGTTGTTCTGTAGCGGTTGGTTCGGGGTGGGTCTCCGCCGGCCTGCTGCTTCAGATGGTGCGAGCGTGGGAAAAAACCGCGAACAAGGAAAAGCATGAAGCGGAACTATGCCTCGATCACACGAACATGGTCGGCCACTTCGCAATTCACGGCGCATACAAAACCGCAGCGAATGACCTGCGCCTGCTGGTGGAGGACGCGAGCGTGCGCCAGCCCACTCCGAACGTCGCGTATCAGCCAGTCGGCGGGGAAGCCTCAACCGAAACGAAATCCAATGACCAAAAATCCTGAATCTCAAAATCGCGTGCCCGTAGCCGGCTTGGCTGTGGACGCTTGTTCGGCGAGGGGTGCGATTGCAACCCCGATGACCGACCACGAAGACAAAGTAATCCGGCACTACTGCGACATCTCATGGCAGGAACGATATGACCTCATGCGCGAACATGCCGAGAGGGTCGAAGCGATGGCGCGAATCGGCGAACTGGCGGTCGCCGCGCAGAAAAGCACGGACTACTACTGCAACGAATCGACGATCCAGCCCTCAGAAGAGGACTGGCGCATCGACGGCACAGAAGAGCACAAACTATGGAGCGCGATGGAAGCCGACATCGCGGCGCTCCGTGCGGCAATCGACGCCCATCTCTCTTCGGCCAACACTGCGCCCGCAAAACCGAGCAAATGAACCTCGTTCCATAGTAACAGACGAGCCTAGTTTGACGTTTCGAGCAGTGGTATGCTCGACAACCCTTTTCTCGGACTGGACACCGCGACGCTGGCGGCGCTCAAGACCAAGACGATTGACGCGATTCAAGCCGTGTTACTCAACCAGAGCTATTCGTTAAACGGCAAAAGCGTGAGCCGCGCGGACCTCAACGCGCTCAACAATATGCTCGGCAATCTTCAGGACGCATTGACGAACTCGGCAGGAGACTCCACGGATACCACCTTCGTGAGCTTCACGGGACTCTGACCTTATGGACACCGACCTTTTCGACGCGTCAAAACTGATCGCCCAAAAGCCGTGGCTAGACCGCGCGCTGGAAAACATCGCGCCGACGTGGGCGCTGAAACGGCTAGAGGCTCGCGTCGCGAAGTCACTTTTCGAATACAATGCGGCGCGGACGAACCGGCTGTATGCTCCGAAGCAATACGCGCAGCCAGCGGAGTCATCGCAGAACCAGCGCGATCGAGTGGTCATGATGTATGAGGCGCAAGACTTGGTGCAGAACTTCCCGGAGGCTCGCGAAATTTCACGGAAGTTCGGGACGTATCTGACGCCCAACGAGTATTCGCCGACGACCGGAGATCGCGATTACAACCAGACAATCAGCGAGTATTTTCACGCGTGGTGCAAGACGTGCGACGTGACGAACCGGCACAGCTTCAAGAAGCTCGTGCAGCTCGCCGCTGAGGAAAGGCCGGTCGATGGTGACTGCGGCTTCGTGATTCGTCGCAGCGGCGAAGGGCTCAAGCTCCAGCTCGTGCCCGCGACGCGCATCGGCAACCCGAACGAGACGGCAGTCGCGTCGAACAACTACTTTCAGGGAATTATCACGAACGACTTCGGACAGCCTGTCGCTTACCGGATTTATCGCGTGAGTCGTGACGGCGTTTACTTCGGCGCGGAGGACATTCCCGCAAATCAGTTTTGCCACTACCTCGACCCGTTCCGTGTCGATCAATACCGAGGCATTACGGATTTCCACGCCGCGATTCAGACGGCGCGGATGCTCCACGACATCCTGCAGGCCGAGAAGGCGGGCGTGCGTTTCTCGTCGCAGCAGGCCGCGCTGATCTTCAACGACCGAGGTGTTGCGAATACGCGCAACCTATTCCAGCCGAATCCTGCGCTCTCGCTTCCGAACGGACAGCAGCAGAAAAACGAGCTGACCGAAGTCGGCATGATTCGTTATTTTCAAAACAGCGACCGCGTCGAGGTGATGCCGTCGCGTCCGTCGCAGGCATTCACGGGTTTCGTCCAACATTTAATGAAGGAGATTGCCATAGGGGTTGGGGTGCCCGAGGCAGTCTTGTTCACCACGCAGGACTACAAAGGCCCAAGCGTCCGCGCAGAGTTCGCCGCAGCCGATCGCGTGTTCACTCGCCAGCAGGGCGTGCTCACCGACAAGGTTCTTGATCCGATCAAGGACGCCGTGATTCTCGACGCTATCGCGCGCGGAGAAATCCCGCCGCCTCCGCTCCTTGTGGGCGAGACGATGGTTCACGCGCTGCGTCGCGCAACCGCGGGCGAGTGGCGCTTCCCCGCCAAACTCTCGATCGACGTGGGCCGCGAGTCAGCGGCGAACATGAACGAGAACCGGCAAGGCGCGAAGTCCTTGCAAGAAATCGCAGCGGAGGAAGGCACTGACGCGTTCACGCGGTTGGAGCAGATCGCGATCGAAGCGGCTTACGTCAAGCAGCTCGCCGATAAATACGGAGTTCCCGAGACGGCGATTCGGCTCACGACGAACTCGCTCCCGAGCACGCCCGCAGCCGCAGCCGCAGCAGGCGACGCGGTGGGCGTCAGCGCGGCAGAGGCGCAGGCGGCGAGCGTCGCACCGGCATCGGCTGAGCCCGCACCGGCCCAACCCGTAGAGCAGATTCAGAACGACGCGAACCTCGTCACGATCAACTTCGCCGACGGCAGCTACATCCCGACGAACGCGATGGCGGACAACGCGCGCCGTGCGCTCGCCATCCGCGAAAAGAAGCCGATGTCACAGCGCGGAATGACCAGCGTTGGCATCGCGCGCGCTCGCGATCTCATCAACAAGCGGCCGATGTCAGAGGACACCGTGCGCCGGATGAAGGCTTATTTCGACCGCCACGAAGCGGACAAGCAAGGCGAGACGTGGAGCGAGCAAGGCAAGGGCTGGCAGGCATGGAACGGCTGGGGCGGTGACGAGGGACAAACGTGGGCGAACGCAATCGTGGCGCGTCTAAACAAAGCGGATACGCGCACGCAAGCCGAGTCTATTTCTCCGCGCATCGATCTTTCCGCGAAGATGGAAGTTGAGCGCACGTTTATGGAGAAATCGAAACCGAGCGCCGACGAGTGGCTTAATGCGGTCATCGACTATCGATCACGATTCAGCGAAAAACTCGCCGACGTTTCTAAGTCGATTCTCAACGGAAAGGGAATCGTCGAACTCGCAAAGCCAATCGAAAAAACTCTTTAATAAAATGGACACCCAGACACAAATCGAACGGCTCATCGAGTTAGCAATCGTGCAACGCACCGAGCTGCGGCAACTGGTTGAGCAACTGCCGACGCTGCGCGAACATCTCAACGCGGAAATCGAGCGCACTTTCGAGGAGGCCGAGCCGCAGATTCGCACCGAGCTTGAGGAGTTCTGCCGAGCGCGTGCGACCGACGAGCACGCGAAGACCGGCGCGGCTCTCGCGGAGAAAGTCGAGCAGCTGTCGAAGCAACTAGAGGTCACGACCGCCGCGAAATACTCGGTGCTCATGGCCGAGCGCGCAGAGAACGCGAACCTGCTCGCGAAGGCCGAGGCGCGCATCGAAGACGCGGCTTCGATGCTCACGCACGCGGTGAAGGAAATCGTCACGGACGAACTCTCGCGCTTCCCGCGCGCTGGGGAAATCGACCAACTGCGGAAGGAGTTCGCGGAGCCTCGCGGGCTCAATCCTCGCGGCCGGTGGATGCCCGATGAAACCTACCAGCGGCTCGATCTCGTCACGATCAACGGCGACAGCTTCGTCTCCAACATCGACGGCAACCGCGAGCGCCCGAGCCGCACGGCTGGCGACTGGACTCTGAACGCAGCGCGCGGCAACGGCGGGGGCGGCGGCGTGACCTCGATGACGGACTTAGTGCCCGTGCCGAGCAACGGACAGCTTCTAATCGGCAACGGCTCCGCGTTCGTGAATAGCACGCTCACCGCGGGCACCGGCATCTCGATCTCCAACGGTGCGGGCTCGATCACGATCAACGCGACCGATGGAAACATCACGCTCGACGACGGAACGGCTGCGGCTCCATCGCTAAACTTTACCAACGAGCCGACGACCGGCCTTTTCCGCGCGAGCGCGAACGTGATGGGATTCGCGGTGAACGGCGTGAGCCGTGCGACGATGACGACCACGGGCGTGACCGTGACGGGCACGATCACCCCGACCGGCAGCGTGCACGCGGCTGCAGGCTCCGTGACCAATCCGAGCCTCGCGTTCAACGCCGACCAAAACACTGGGCTCTACAACATCGGCGCGGACAACATCGGCGTGGCCGCTGGCGGCGCGAAGGTGCTCGACATCGCGACGACGGGGCTGGGCGTCACCGGCACGCTATCCGTCTCGGGCGTTGCAACGCTGGGCGCGGGCGCGATTCTCAACACGCCAGCCAGCGGGACCGCGACAAACCTCACCGGCCTCCCGCTCACCACCGGCGTTACCGGCACGCTGCCCGTAGCCAACGGCGGCACCGGAGTCACGACCTCTACGGGCAGCGGCGCAAACGTGCTCTCGACCTCGCCGACGCTCACCACGCCGATCTCCGCAACCCTCACCTCCCCCGCCTCGACCAACCTGACGCTCGGCCTCGGCACGGGCGGCACGGCTCTGACGCTCACCAACAGCACGCTGGCGGCTACGTTTGCGGGCAGCATTCAAGGCAGCGCAGCAGCAAACTATTTTGGAGGCACTACCGCGCCCGCTGTTCCAGTCGCGGTTGTTACCCAGAGCCCCGGTGGTAATCTTTTCCCCGGCCTTGGAATTACGTCGTCTGGCGGAAGTGCTACAAAATACTGGAATCTTTTTGCTGCAAATGTTTATACTGACAGCGACCTGTTCTTTGTCCCGAACTCAACTGCGCTAGCATCCGCAGTCATGCGCATTTCTAACGGTGGCGTCGTAACACTTTCTAACTCCACCGCAGGCTCCGCAGGCGCAGGCGCGTTAGTGGTCACGGGGGGGCTGTCGGCGGGCAACAACGGCGGGGCGAGCTATTTTGGGGGCGCGGTGACGGTGGGCAACAAGTTGGCCGTTTCATCCTACGCCAGCAATTCGTTTCTGACCGGCAATGCCTCTGGATTTATCGATAACTATTACAACGGTGGATTGGGATTTGATACGATGGCGTTTGGAGTGAATTACGACCGCAGGAACA